GTTTCTGGTGGTCTGCCTGTCATCAACCCAGACGAGTACACGCGGCGGGGCCGCGGACGCTCGGCCCTGACCATTCCGCTTGAGGGCGCAGCCACGGGCGGACTCAACATTCCTACGGGGTAAACCATGCGAACGGCTGAAGCCATCTACATGAACCTTGAGTCGCAGAGGGAGGTCTACCTCCAACGCGCTCGGGAGTGCGCCAAGCTCACGCTGCCGATGGTCATGCCGGAGAAGGGCGCGAACTACTCGACGGAGTTTGACACCCCGTATCAGGGACTCGGTGCGCGTGGCGTGAACAACCTCGCTTCGGCCCTGCTCATGTCGCTGTTGCCCCCGAACCAGCCGATGTTCCGTTTGGTCGTGGACAAGATGGCCATCCGTCCCATCGCTGAGATGGACGAGATCAAGACCGAGATCGACACCACCCTGTCGGAGATCGAACGGGCGGTGATGCAGGAGATCGAGACAACTCAGGTGCGTGTGGGCACATTTGAGGCGTTGAAGCACCTGATCGTCACGGGCAATGTGCTGCTGTACCTGCCGAACGAAGGCGGTATGCGGGTGTTCAACATGAACGCCTATGTCGTGAAGCGCGACCCGATGGGGAATCCGAAGTGCGTGGTCACGAAGGAAACCGTCTCGGCCTATGAGCTCCCGGAGGCATACGCTGAGTACATCCCCCGCCGCGAGGGCACGGAGGGCGAAAGCACCTACGAGGACACCATCGACCTGTACACCAAGGTCGAGTGGATCCGCGGCCGGGTCCGGGTGCAGCAGGAAATCGGTGGCAAGGTCATTGAGGAAACCAAGGGTTCCTATCCGGAAGACAAGTGTCCGTGGATGCCTCTCCGTATGTCTCGCGTGGACGGAGAGGACTGGGGACGCTCGTATGTCGAGGAGCTGATTGGTGATCTCAAGAGCCTTGACGGCTTGCATCAGGCCGTGGTCGAGGCTTCGGCTGCGGCCAGCAAGCTGGTCATCGTGGTCAACCCGAACGGCTCGACTCGCATCCGTGCAATCGCACGGGCGCGTAGCGGAGACATCATCGAGGGCAATCCCGCCGATGTCGGTGTGATCCAGACCAACAAGGGCGCGGACCTGAACACCGCCCTGTTGACCATCAACACCATCAAGGAGCGTCTGTCGTATGCGTTCCTGTTGACCGAGGCCACGATCCGTAACGCAGAGCGCGTGACGGCCGAGGAAGTCCGGCTTGTGATCCAGTCCATCGAGCGGCAGCTCGGCGGCATCTACTCGGTGCTGTCTCAAGAGTTTCAGCTTCCTCTGATCCGTCGAGTGATGGATCGGATGAACCAGACGAATCGCCTGCCGAACATCCCGGAGAAGTACATCAAGCCCACCATCATTACCGGCGTGGATGCACTTGGTCGCGGCAACGATCTCAACAAGCTCGATGTGTTCCTTGCAGGCGCGGCTCAGGTACTGGGCCCGCAGATGCTTCAGGAGTATGTCAAGATCCCCGAGTATCTGGCTCGTCGGGCCGCCAGCCTCGGTATCGACACCAAGGGCCTGATCGTGACGGAAGAAGAACTGGCCGCTAAGATGCAACAGCAGCGGCAGATGCAGATGCAGGACCAGTACGGTCCGGAGCTGATGGGCTCCCTTGCCAAGGGCGTTGCGAACAACCCGCAGATTGCCTCGCAGATGATGCAGGCCGCCTCAGGCGCACAGCCCATCCAACAGTAACGAGGAATCATGGAACAAGTCGTCGTCACAACTTCAGAGACAGGACCAGATGCACCCGTGTCGGAAACCGCGAAGGCGGCTCCCGAGCGGATTGCGATTGAGACGGAGAAGGGGATTCAGTTCCTCGCTCCCGAAGCCGTGGACCCGATGGCAGCTCGACCCGAGTGGCTGCCGGAGAAGTTCAAGAGTCCGGCGGAACTGGCTAAGGCGTATCAGGAGCTTGAGCGGAAGATCGGCAAGCCTGCGGCACCAGAGACTGCACCCGAGTCTCCGGCTCCCAAGGCTGCCGATACCCCTCAGGCACCCGACGCGCAGCTTGGCGAGTTCGCCAAGTACACCGAGGAGTACACCAAGACGGGCAACCTCTCGGAGCAGAGCTACAAGGAACTTCTGGATCGCGGCATCCCGAAGGTCCTTGTGGATAACTACATCGCCAACTTCAAGAGCGCGGCCTCGACGCAGGTCGCTGCCCTTGAGGCGCAGGTGGTGGCAGCCGTTGGCGGCCCGCAAGAGTACGCGGCCATGCAGGTGTGGGCCAGCAAGAACTTCTCCGCTGAGGAGATCACGGCCTACAACCGGGCAATGGAGACGAACGATCCGCAGATGATGGCGTTCGCCGTCCGTGGCCTTGAGGCCCGGTTCAAGGCCAACAGCGAACCCCGGCTTATCTCGGCCGCTCCCAACAGCAAGAGCTCTGGATTCCGCAGCCACGCCGAGATGACGGCGGCGATGCGTGATCCTCGGTATGCGATTGATCCCGCGTACCGCGCCGATGTGGCGGCTCGGATCAAGTCATCGAACCTCTTCGGAGTCGGACAATGAACAACAAGAACACCACCATCGCGGGCATCGGATCCATCCTTGTGGCTGTCGGCGGACTTCTTGTGGCTTGGTTCGACGGTGACACCGCAACCAACCCGGACTTCACCACGGCCATCGCTGCGATCATGGCTGGCATCGGCCTGATTATGGCGAAGGATGCGAAACCCCCGACCGGGGGAGGAAATGCTTGAGCGAATCGTCGCGCAAATCGCCCTCGCGTTGTTCGGGTGGCTTGACAAGCGTCTGTCCCGCGGCCATGTGGCTAAAGATGCTGATGTGGACCGGGATTCTCTGCGCCGCGCTGCTGGTCGTATCAATGACTGGATGCGTGAGCAGGACCGTGTTCGTTCCGGAGGACTCCCCGATGCGGATCGGGGAACCGGGAGGAGCGCGGATGAAGGTCTACCACCGGATCGACGGTGAGTGGGTCAGGTCGGAGAACCGAGTGACCATCCCCGAAGGGTGGTATCTGGTACCTCCGTCATACATCAATGAGTAACTACGAACGGACGGCGGAAACGCCGTCCTTTCGCTTTCGGTAGGCAAGAGCATGGGCCCGCTGCGGCGGACAACCTGTAGACCAACGCCACCGCATCGTTTCAACCAACAAGCAAATCAGAACAAGGAGCCACACAGATGGCATTCAAGCTTTCCGCGCTCGGCGCATCCAACGGTTCGTCCGGATGGACCGGAACCTACGCGACCGACACCGCACTCTTCCTCAAGGTCTTCGCTGGCGAGGTCCTCACGACCTTCGAAACCAGCACCGTCATGCTTCCGCTTCACACCGTCCGCACCATCAGCGAGGGCAAGTCGGCACAGTTCCCGGTGACGGGCACGGCGGCCGCTGGGTACCACACCCCGGGTCAGTCGATCTACCTCGGCAATCAGGTCAATGGCTTTGTCTCTGACAACGCCTCAACCTACGCGAACGGGGCTGAGATCACGGGCTTCAACACCACCTACCTCAACCAGATCAAGCACGCTGAGAAGGTCATCAACATTGATGACGAACTCATCGCAGCGACCTTCATCTCCAAGCTTGATGAAGCCCGCAACCACTACGATGTCCGCTCGATCTACTCGACGGAACTCGGTCGTGCGCTGGCCAAGCAGATGGACAAGAACCTGATCGGTCTTGGCGTTCTTGCTGCCCGTGCATCCACCACGATCACGGGTGGAAACGGCGGCAGCAGCCTCGACATCTCGACCGCAGCCTCCCGCACCGCCGTCACCGCTGCTGATCTCATCGCGGGCATCCACGATGCTGCTCAGAAGCTCGATGAAAAGGATGTCCCGTCGGAAGACCGCTACTGCATCGTTGAGCCGTGGGCTTACTACAAGCTCGTTCAGGACAAGTCGCTCGTCAACAAGGACTTCTCCGCGGCCAACGGCGACTTCGCTGGCGGCATCATCCTTGAGGCGGCTGGTGTCAAGATCATCAAGTCGAACAACGCTGCTTCGGTGTTCGGCGTGAATGTCTCGTCCGTCACGGGCCAGCAGAACACCTACTCGGGTAACTTCTCTAGCACCGTTGCTCTCGTCTTCCACAAGTCGGCCATCGGCACCGTCAAGCTGATGGACCTCAAGATGGAGACTGAGTACTCGGTCGAGCGTCGCGGCAACCTGATGGTCGCTGGCTACGCCATCGGCCACGGCATCCTCCGTCCGGAGGCGGCCGTCGAGCTCAAGCAGTCCTGATCCTGCTGAGTGACAGAGAACCCAAGGGGGACTATGGGAAACCCTAGTCCCTCTCTTTCAAGGAGATCCCATGCCAGCATCAACCACCAAGATCGAGGCCGTCAACACGATCCTGTCGGCAGTCGGAAGTTCTCCGATCAACAGCCTCACAGGAGCGCAGTCGGGCGATGTACGCATCGCCATCTCGACTCTCGATGAGATCAGCCGAGAAGTTCAGGCCGTGGGCTGGCATTTCAACACCGACGAGAAAGTGCCGTTGACTCCGGATCCGACCACCCTTGAGATCACGCTGGCCGAGAGCATCGTCCGGTGCGACCTTGAGGAGGAGTTTGCGACCAACCTCGACATCGTGCAGCGGGGCCGCAGGCTGTACGACAAGACCAACCGCACCTACCAGTTCACCAACCCTCTGCAAGCGACCACCGTGACGCTGCTTGAGTGGGACGATCTTCCCGAGCAGGCGCGGCGGTACATCCTGATCCGTGC